TTCATTCAGTCCTGAGGAAAGTTCAGAGCAGAACAACTTCTATGCTGACAACATCGTGTACTGGAGCGGATATTCGGGCGGTTCCATCGAAGGTGACCTCGAAGTCGCAATGTTCGATGATGCTTTCAAAACTCAGTTTCTTGGATATAAGGAGCTGACAAGTGGCGGGCTTGCAAACGTAAAGAACGCTACAAAGCCTAATGTCGCGATCTTTTTCCAGGTCGAAGGCGACAGCGAATCCCGCAGAGTGGCACTCTACAACTGCGCTCTCGGTGCGATCACAAGAGAGTACAACACCATCGAGGAAAGCAAGGAGCCAGCAACAGAGACTCTTGCTATCACTTGCACGGGCGACAACGCTACTGGCGTGACAATGGCTGTATTCAAGCCTGCAGACACGGGCTACGGTACGCTGTTCACAGCACCGACAGCCCCGGCTATTGCACCATAACAAAACGGGGCGGGGCGTAATGTTCCCGCCCTTTTTTCTTTAGGAGGTTGATCTAATGGAAAAAGTTATCAAGATAGGAAAAAAGGAAGTCAAGCTGTCAAACAATGTGGCTTGGACTATGGAATACAAAGACCAGTTCGGCGAAGATATTCTCCCGGTGATCCTGCCGTTATGCGCAACGTTCATCGAGACAGCATCTACTGTCATAGCTGAAACGGGCAAAACTGAAATCTCCATCGCAGACCTTGCAGAAGCGCTTCAGGGTAGAGCGATGGATATTCTGCTCCCGGTATTTCAGACCGAAATGGTCAAGCTTATAATCGACGTCACTTGGGCTATGGCGAAGGCAGCCGATGAGGATATCGAGCCCCCGAAGCAGTGGGTAAAACAGTTCGATGAGTTCCCGCTCGATACTGTCGTCCCTGCCGTTTACAGTCTTGCATTGAAAGGATTCGTCAGCTCAAAAAACTTGAAGAGGCTGAAGAGCATAAAAGTAAATCTGAAAAATCTTCAGCCACACTCGACGACATCATCCTCGCAGGACTCGAGCGAGGACTAACGCTTTCTGATATCCGCCGTATGCAGATTGGTCAGGTGGTTGATTTCTGTATCAGCTACAACGAGCGTCAAAAGGAAGCGGATAAGGCACAAAAGCGTGCTGAAAAGCGAGGTAGCAAACGCAAGGGAACACAGAACGATATCAACGCATTTTTTGGTTAGGGAGAAAATATGGCAGGAGATATACGCGGAATTACTATTGAGTTCAACGGAGATACCACCAAACTTGGAAAGGCTCTCCGAGATATAAGTAAATCCACCGCCGCTGTTGATAAAGAACTCTCAAAAATTAATAAAGGGCTGAAGTTCAATCCGACATCAGTCGAGTTGTGGCGTCAGAAGCAGGACCTTTTAACAAAGAAGATCGAGGACACCACGAAGAAGCTGGACGCACTAAAGCAGGCGAAAGAAAAAATTGACTCGGGCAAGGTAGAAGTTACTGCAGAAGAATACAGAAAACTTGAGCGCGAAATAATTGAAACGGAAAGCAAGCTGAAGTCATTTAAAGGACAGCTCCGACAAATCGGGAACGTCAACCTGAAGGCCGCATCAGAACAGTTTAAACAGTGGGGCTCATCACTTGAGAACGCTGGTCGTCAGATGCAGGGCATTTCGATGGCTGCTGCTGCGGTCGTTGCATCGCTGGCTGCTATTTCGTACAAAGCAGGACAGAACGCTGATGATCTGAACACCTTGAGCAAGGTCTACAGCATCAACACGACCGACCTGCAGAAGTACGCTGTCGCTGCTGACCTTGTGGATGTATCTGTCGAGGATATAGCAAAATCTCACGTCAAACTTGAGAAATCTATGTACTCAGCGCAGAATGGGTCGAAGTCACAGGCTGAGGCGTTCAAAAAGTTGGGCGTTTCTGTGACCAATGCGGACGGGTCGCTCCGAGATAGTGACGAGGTATGGCAGGAGACGATCAACAAGCTCGGTCAAATGACAAACGAGACGGAGCGAGACGCAATCGCTCAGAAGCTGATGGGTAAGGCTGCAGCGAACCTCAATCCACTTATCGAGGACCAGGGCGAAACGTACAAGAATCTGACGGACACTCTTGCAAAGTACGACCTTGATTTCGTAGATCAAGAGACGCTCGACGGAGCTAATCAGTTCAATGACGCACTCGACACTATGAAGGCAATCGGGACAGTCGCATTGCAGACAGTAGGAGCGCAACTTGCTTCTTATCTTGCTCCTGCGCTCGAAAAGGTGGTCGGATGGGTCGGGCAGCTTGCATCGTGGCTCTCCAAGCTTTCACCTGAGGTGCTGACAGTTATCGGAGTAATTGCTGGAGTCGTGGCTGCTATCGCCCCGGTGCTTATGATCCTCGGAAAGCTGGCGTTTGCAGTCAGTTCGATAATGAACCTCGCAAACACGCTCGGGGTCACTGTTGGAGCACTTGCAAGTCCGTTCGGAATCGCTATCGCGGCCATAGCAGCCGTTATCGCTATCGGTGTCCTGCTTTATAAGAATTGGGATGTAATAAAAGCAAAAGCGATACAGATAAAGACAGCGATTGTCACGACTTGGAACAACATAAAAACGCAAGTCACAACAGCTGTTAACAATCTGAAAACTACCGTGACAAATGCGTTCAATACGCTAAAGTCCACAGTATCGACGATTTGGAACAACATCAAAACGGCAATAACAAGACCGATACAAACTGCAAAAGATACAGTCAAGGCAGCGATTGACAGGATCAAGAGCTACTTCCCGTTCCACATCGGCAAGATTATGAGCGGGCTGAAATTACCACACTTTAAAATATCAGGTAAGTTCTCATTGAATCCGCCATCAACTCCGCATATCGGCGTATCGTGGTATAAAACGGGTGGTATTTTTGATGCTCCGTCCGTTATCGGTGTCGGTGAAGCCGGGCCTGAGGCGGTAGTTCCGCTCGATAAGTTCTGGGATAAGCTGGACAAGATGCAGGGCGGTCAGAATATCGTCATAAACATAAACGGTGCCAACGCAGATCCGAGAGATATTGCGGAAGAGGTTAAGCGTGCGCTTATACGTGAAACGAATCAGAGGAGGCTTGCATGGCAGTAACAGGAGCAATATTTAACAGTTTGTCGTTCGGCGGGGTCAACTCCGCCGATTACGGCATATACATCACGGGCGAGGCCGTTTTCAACGCTCCGAAACGAGCCGTTGAAATGGTTTCTGTTCCCGGTCGTAACGGGTCGGTCGCTATTGATCAGGGGCATTGGGAAAATCTCGAAGTCACTTATTCAGCGGGCACGTTCGGAATGGATGAGTCGGAATTTGCAACGGCTCTGTCAAATTTCCGCAACGCTATCGTCTCGCAGATTGGGTATCAGCGACTTACAGACACGTATCACCCTGATGAGTACAGAATGGCACTTTATGCGGACGGGCTTGAAGCTGAACCGACAACGTACAATAGTGCGGGCGAGTTTAAGCTGAAGTTCAACTGCAAACCGCAGAGATGGCTGGCAAACGGCGAAACACCCGTAACAGTATCGAGCGGGGACACGCTGACGAATCCGACTCCGTACGATGCGGGACCGTTGCTGATTACAGACGGGTACGGAACTATCAGTTTTAACGGGTACGACATCGAAATCACGCACGTTCCTGTCGGATGGGTCACGTTAGTAAATCAAGGCAAAAAATACCTGACAACAGCGCTCCCGAACGCATCCGGGCAGTATTCGGTGAAATGGAACTCCGAACTATTACAAACGGGCGACACTATCAACGTAGCGAGTCGTTCTGATCGTGTTCACAAAATCACGTTCGGTGTCAGCAGGTTGATGTCGCTGGACACATACACATATTCGAACAGCAATCCAAATGCTATAGACGAGAACGTGACTGGGTTCGCTTTCGATAATGTTTCATTCACGGCTGGAACAGCTGAGACTATCACAAACACGTTGACGGTCACGCCTACGGGCTCAGGCAGCTCCGCATCGTGGACGGGCTCCATCGTGTACGACGGAGACTCTACGATAACGTTCAGCATCAGCAAATCGTCAACAGATACATTCCGATTTGGGGGTGAGGGATATGTCGAGTGGAACAACATCGAATCCAAATCGACCGCACAAGCATTTGGCAGACCGACATACATTGATTGTGAGCTGGGCGAGGCGTACAAGATAGAGAACGACGAGATAATCAGTCTGAACAAATATCTTGATCTTGGCTCAGATTTGCCGAAACTCTCAGCGGGAGCGAATGACGTAACAACAGACAGCACGATAACGGAACTTCAAGTCGTTCCGAATTGGTGGAAACTATGATACCTATTCTTTACGAAAAAGACGAAACCACATTTGCATCGAACGGACTCGGGCGGTTACGGGACGTTACATCTTGCATAGTCACAGAAGAGAGAAACGGCATTTACGAGTGTGACTTCGAAATGCCAATCGACGGGGCACACTTCAATGATGTGCAAATCGGGCGTATCATCGCCGTTGAGCACGACGAAACGAATGACGTTCAGCCGTTTGACATAGTCTCATACTCACGACCGATAAACGGACTCGTATCGTTCCACGCAACACACATCAGTTACAGACAGAGCAAAATGACAGCATCGGGCACGAACATAAACAGTCTCTCCGGTGCTTTTTCTATGCTCAGAAATGCGACACCATCAAATCCGTTTACCTATTGGACGGACAAGACGGGCAACGCCTACATGAGTTCTGCGGATGGGGTTCCTCGCTCCGTCCGTCAGTTCCTCGGTGGGGTAGAGGGGTCGATTCTTGACACATACGGGGGCGAGTACGAGTGGGACAAATTCAACGTCAAACTGTGGGCTCAGAGAGGCGAGGACAGAACATTCACAATACGCTACGGCGTGAATATGCTCGACTACAACGACGATACGGACTACTCTGAGTCACACAACGCCGTAGTCCCTTATTGGGCGGGTGAAGATGCAACAGGGAAATTGCTCGTTGTAAAAGGTTCAATGATTGAGTCGGGTATTGGTAGTTATTCGGGTCGAACAGAGTGCATCCCGGTTGACTTTACGGACAAATTCGAAAATAAACCGACAGTCGCGCAGCTTGAAAGCTTTGCCCGAACTTACTTAGCCAGCAGTCAGCCATATCTCCCGGCACAGACCATATCGATAGATTTTATAAGGTTAACAGATACGGAAGAATATGCAAAATACGCAAAACTTCAAGAATGTAAGCTGTGCGATACGGTCAGGGTAATATTTCCGAATTACGATGAAACGGGGAGATATAAAATCGTTAAAACACAATATGATGTTTTGCATGAGCGTTTTACGTCGATGGAGCTGGGCAATCTGTCTACTACGCTCTCGGAGGCTTTAGGAGTTAGTGGAGGCAGTTCGCCGTCAAACGGAGGCGGAGCAGATTATATCGATTTGTTTTATCCTGTCGGGAGCTACTACGAAACGAGCGACAGCGCTTTTGATCCTAACGTATCGTGGGGAGGAACTTGGGTGCTTGAAGAAAGCGGACGAGTACACGTATCTGCTGGTACAGGGTATGCCATCGGAGCAAAAGGCGGTAATAAGGACGCTGTAATTCCGTACCATAGACATAGCGTATCGGCTGTCAGTGACGCCATTACGGGAGGCAGTCATAAGCACAACCTCAGCGAAAGGAACAACTCGGGAACGTCTACAATGTATGCGCTCGTTACCGAGTCGGGCAAATATGCAAACGGCGGAGCTCGAATTGCCACCTCGACTCACACTCACGACTTACCAGCTCATAATACAAACTATGCTGGTACAAGCGGGAATGCAACTAACGCAAATATGCAGCCGTACATTGTAGTTAATAGATGGCACAGAACAGCGTAAGAAAGGAAAAACAATGGATAAAAAGTTTTGGGAGGCGACGGGGATCCGTGCGCTAAGGACGTTTCTGCAAGTCATCCTTGCGGTATGGACAGCGGGGCAACTGATAACAGAGGTCGATTGGAAACTTGTTCTCCTGTCGGCCTTTTCAAGTGCGGTGTATTCCGTACTGACGTCAATCCTTACGGGACTCCCGGAAGTGGATTACGAAAAGCATATCCACATGAGCAAAGAAGAACCTGACGACAGCGAGGTCGAGGACTATGAGGTGTTCGACTACGGAGACGGAGAGGAGTTTGTCGATGGGGAAGAGTAATATCGAACAACTGAATATTGCGAAGAAGTATCTCGGCAAAGGCGGTTCGAAGTTCAGAAAGTTCTGCGGACTGCCAGCGGGAGCTGCGTGGTGTGATGCGTTTGTGACAACGATATTTGCAGAGGCGGGTAACAGCCCGCTTTTTTGTTCGGGCACAAAGCAGACATATTGTCCAACCACAATGAAGTGGTGCGAAAAGAATCTCGCATCCGTCCCGCCGTTTCTTGCATTACCATCGGATATCATCTTTTTCGATTGGGAACCGAATAGCGTACCGAATCACATCGGTTTCGTCAGAGAACGCAAGGACTGTGACGCAATCTACACGATCGAGGGCAACACGTCCGGGGGCATCGTAGCGAACAAGCTGAGGAACACAAAGTATGTTTGCGGTATCTTCCGTCCGCATTTCAAAGCGTCGTACAAAATCGGCACTCTTGAGGTCGATGGGCTTTTCGGTTACAACTCAATAGCAATGCTCCAAAAGGCTCTGAAAGTCGAAGTGGATGGAATACTCGGACAGGGCACAGTCAAGGCGTTACAGCGCAAATGTGGCGTTTCTGCTGATGGTCTGTGGGGCAAGGCTACAAGTAAAGCCGTACAGAAAATGGTCGGTGTAAAGGCGGACGGGCTTTTCGGGCCTAACTCCGTTAAGGCTCTGCAAAGATGGATTAACAAGCAGAACACACCCAGCCTGATCGACAAGGAAATGGACGCTTGCAAAACGCAGTCTGTTTGGATGAAAAACGCTGCGTATGATTGGGAAAGCAATCCGACAGTCGCAAAGTCTAAGAAAAAGGGAACTTGCGTCACATACGTTGCTTGCGTGCTCCAGCGTCTCGGAATCCTCAAGAGCGGTGAGTACATATGGCAGAACGGCAAGGGCTACGGTACGGGCAAGGTCTACGGAACTAATTCGAAGATGACTGTTACCTATATGGGCAATAAATCCCTGTCCTCGCTCAAGGGCAAACTGAAACGAGGCGACATCGTACTCTGTGACGATAACAAGAGCGGAGAAAAGGGTAGTGGCGGACACATTTTCATCCTAACGGGAAAGTGGGACGGAAACAACCCGTACATATGGGATAACGAAACGGCCCGCAAGGGACAGAAAGCGAGAACATATAACGGCTCTCGTAAAGTCCTTGCTATTGTCAGATTAAAGTGAGGTGAGGGGAATGACGGATAATTTGATCATTGCAGCAATCGGATTTATAGGGGCGCTGTTCGTTGTCCTCAAGCCGTTTCTCGACCTCAACACAAACATAACCGAGTTGAAAACGAGTATTGACAATTTCAAGGCGTCCGTTGACAAGCTGGACTCCCGCATCACCAAACACGGAGAGGAAATCGACAAACTGAAAGAGACAGTTGCCGAGCATGGCGTCAGAATCGAGAATTTAGAAAAAACGAAGTAGGGCAGGTCGGAGACGGTCTGCAATAGGATCACCTCCTCTTACATTACAAGAAGGCCCGGGGCAAATCGCCTCGGGTCTTTTTGCGTGTCAAAATTTCGCGTTTTAAGCGATTTTTATTGCTCAATGATTAATTGTTCGATGTGTTTAAAAAATCACGTCATAGGCTATACTAATCGTTTATAACATGACTGTCATAAACGGTTAACATAGTTTTCAGTATAGTATCTCAATAGGCAGCGCGTTTTTATCAACTACCACGCCTTTTATGAGTCCCCGCCAGAAAGCTCGCCTGTGTTCGGCATCAAGTTCCTCATACAATGACTTCCAATTAGCATCGAATCGTATTTCTTTTTTTACAGGATCCTTCGATAATTCAGCTATTTTGAGTTGTAATTCTGCTGACGTGTATTTGTATTCCGATTCAGAAATATTTCCCATCAGGTACATATTATTCAAACGCTTGAGCCGTTCCCGGTATTTGGCAGGGCTTTCTCTTTTTTCTTTTGGTTTCTCAGTAACGTTTACTCGAAAATCATCCTCGATGTTATCAAGCAGCCATTTTTCGACTTTTTTCTCGTTTACGTGTTTAGGCATCGGACAGCTTCCGAAATAATGTCTGTTACATCTGTAGTATTGTCTTGTTCCGTCATACAGACCACCGAGCTTACGTCCGCAATAAGGACATTTGATCATACCAGTGAAAAGGTAAATTCTTTGGCGTGGCGAGTGTTTGATGTTCCTGTTGATAACTTCCTGTAGTTCGTCCCATTCGGCAGATGATAACAACGGCTCACAGTAATTATGGTTCTGCCTGTATTCGCCTTTTAGAAGAGTGCTTCTGAACAATCGTATAAGGCGAGTCTGATTGAAGTCATACCCGTATTTTTCGTTCAGCATTTTAGCCGTAGCGTGTGCTGATTGGAATGTCATGTAGTGGTCAATGGCTTCTTTCACGATACCTATATTCTCACCGAACACGACTCTTTTGTTTTTGATCGCATAGCCGAACGGCACAGTCCCGCCTAACACCTTGCCCTGCATTATTAATTGATCCTGTACGTCCTTGATACGTTCCGAAGTCCTGTCAGCTTCATCCTGCGCTATGCTCAATTTGATGTTGACGTACAATCTGCCCGATGCGGTGGAAGTATCGTATTCCTCGTTTATCGCTTTCCAGTCGACCTTGTTTTTATCGAGGATATCCTGCACCTTGTAATATTCTTTGATGTTGCGAAACCATCTGTCCAATTTGGTAAAAAGGATAATGTCAGGTTTCACGATCGGAAGGTCTGCGAGTAGCTGTATCATGGCAGGGCGTTTCGTGTACGGCTTTCTTCCGCTGATACCCTCGTCCCGGTATATACCTAAAATGACATGATTATGCTTTTCACAAAATGTCTTTAACGCTTCTTCCTGCGCGTCTAACGAGTAGCCGTGTTTAGCTTGCTCTTCAGAGCTGACACGCAGATATAGGAATACTTTCATTTTATCTCCTTGATGAGCTTATCAATTTCTTCATCTGACAGCTTCATTGCAAACATCATTAATCTCATGAGTATCGGTCTTTCGTGAAGCTGCTCTGCAATAACATCTTCGGGTGCATATTCGACTGGTTTGCTTTGATCGGTCATTAATTCATCGGGCGAACAATTAAGGAAAACGCAAATTTTGTCTACCATCTTCGGACGTGGCATTATTTCACCGTTTACCCAGTGCGATACAGAAGTCTGTGAAACGCCGACGAATTTTGCCAACTGTGCTTGATTCTTGTTTTTAGCGAATAGCTTGTTTCTCAAATTTTCCGAGAATATTTCTTTTGATGTTCTTGGCATAGTGTGTGTACCTCCATAATCGCATATTAATCGAATAAACTTTAAGCATCAATAAATCTTAAAAATTTTTAACTTTATTTTAAAAAACCTATTGATTTTTCTAAACAAAAGTTTATAATAATAATTGTAAAGAGGAGCACACGAAAGGAGTTAAGGACATGACAAGATACATCGTAACTAAAACACATATCGCATACGGATATGTAACAGAATACAGCTTCACTAACAAGAGACAGGCTATCCTGCTGATGGAAAGGCTCGATGCGGATGTTAGATACACCTACACATACAGAGAAGAGAACTAATATAGACGAACTTAATAAGGCTATACGCTATATCACAAAGCTGACCTACCGGCTATACGGGGAAAGGAGTTAATCATGACAGAGTACAGAGTAGTATGCGACAGGGATGAACACCACAACTACAGCGGTGCAGATTATCACAAAGAAGCGGTTAGACCTTTTCTGAAAGGTACGCCAGTTAATAATCATTTCAAAGCCAAAGAAGACGCAGAAGCGTTTCTGGAAAGAGCCATTAAGGAGTGCGCTGTGTACGATGCCAAGAAACAGGCAGATGACCACAGAGATAATATCAAAACATGGCAGTACAATTTCCGCATCCAGAGCAGAGAAGTGTCTGAATGGAAGTAGAGAGGAGCTGATCATGTTAAAGGCAGAATATATCGCGCACATGGACGCGTTCCGCATATATGACGAGAAAAGACCACAGTGGACAATGGCATACGCAGACGATAAAGAAGAAGTCGAACGCATTGCCAAAGAACTCGGAGAAAAAATCAAAGTTGTTATATGTCTGTAAAGCAGAGTGACGGGGAGCAATCCCCGGTAATGCTACCGATGGCGGTCACAAGTCCGCAGGAGCAAATAAAACGAAAGGAGAATGATTATTTGGAACGAACATTAAGAGAATGGAGAGAAGTCAGGGGCATGACCCTTGAAGAAGTTGCAAATGCTGTCGGAGTTTCGGCAACAGCGGTATCTTATTGGGAAACAGGCAAGCGCAACCCTGTCAAGTTTAAAACACTTATGGCACTTCGTAAGGCGTTGAAACTGACAAAGAAGGATTCTATTATTGCGCTCGATGGCTCAACTTTAATTTAAAAGCTATGGAAGAAAAACTTATGGCGTTACTCGCTGAACTTATCAGCGATCAGAAAGGAGTGCAGGTATGTTTGACAAAATCAGAAACGCAGTCGCATGGCTACTTGTATCAGCAGGATTCGCAGGAATAGGTCTTGCGATGGTGATAGCGATGGCAGCTATCCCGTATTAGAAAGGAGAACGCAATTTATGGCAAAGACAAATTCGGCAACAGTCAGCGACTTCATAGACGCTCTCGGAACTATCTATGATGCGTGTGGCTACATCAAAGACAACGGCGGGTGCGATGCTTGCCCGATCAAGCACAACTGCATCGACGAAACAGACGTAGCAGACTTCGCTAACTTCGTTACTAAAGGCTCGCTCAAAGAATTCCTCGACTTCTCCGATGATGTAGAACGCTGGGCGGGTGAGCAGGAAGCGGTAAGGTATCACGAATGGCTTGAATCAGAAAGGGAACGCGAGATATGGCAAGATTAGACACTTTGGAAGATATGGTGCGCGAAGCGCTGAAGCGCGATACTAAAGCAAGGGACGACGACAGGATCCTGACGCTGGACGTGTGGTGCAACGTGTTCAACGTGAACCCGTGGTCACCTGTCTGCGAGGTCATGAGGAACCGGGAACTTCCTTCGCAGGAATCACTCGGACGAGTACGCAGAAAAATACAGGAAGCTGATGAATCGCTCCGAGGGTCGAAATATAAGGAAAAAGTCAGACTGAACGCACAGTTGGATTACATCGAATATGTTACCGAGTCCGATAACACGGACACCATCAGAACTACTATATAGTCGAAAGGAGATTTACAATTATGGCATATGACACATTCAGATTTGAGATAGTAAAAGCGCTGGGGATCATCGCAGAAAAGAAAGGCGCAGACGGTCAGCCGTGGACACGCGAGGTCAACCTTGTATCATGGAACGGCAGAGAGCCGAAGGTAGATATCCGCGAGTGGAACAACGATCACACGAAGATGTCCAGAGGTATCACAATGACCGATGAAGAAGCCGAACAGGCTTGCATGATTCTTCACAACTACATCAGCGAAAGGAGTGCGAAATGAGACCATTAATGGCAAGTGAGATAGAAGTGCGTATCGGACAGGTCGGTGACGGATACGCGACGGCGTTACTTTACAAGAACGCAAGAGTAGACCGGGCAATGCTCGATGAGGAGTTCGGAGCTATGAACTGGCAATGCAAGTACAACGAGCACAAGGGTAATCTTTTCTGCTCGATCGGAGTATGGGACGACAGGAACGAACGCTGGGTATGGAAAGAGGACTGCGGTACTGAATCGCAGACCGAGAAAGAAAAAGGCGAAGCATCAGATGCGTTCAAACGAGCGGGCTTCAGATGGGGCATAGGCATCGAGCTGTACAACTCACCGAGGATCTATCTGAACGTAGCGACTGACAAGGTAGGCGACTACAAGTTCAAGCTGCATAATCCGCGTGAACTTTCGGGGATGTTCGTATCGCATATCAAGACGGAAGATGGCAAGGTCATAGAACTGGATATAGCGCAGAAGGTAGGTTACAGCCCTGCAAAGGTAATATGGTCAACTAATAAGAACAGAATAGGAGAAGGAATATGAATTACGTAATACTGACAGGCAGACTCACACGCGATCCTGAAAGGGTCGATAGAAGCAGCACAACGATCTGTAATTTCACACTTGCGGTTGACCGCATGAAGGAAGGTGCTGATTTCATCAGAATCACCGTATTCGGCAAACAGGCGGAAAATTGTTCGCAGTACCTCGCCAAAGGCAGACAGGTAGCTGTGCAGGGACGTATTCAGACAGGATCGTATCAGAAGGACGGGCAGACCGTTTACACGCAGGACGTTATAGGTGACCGTGTTGAGTTTCTCGGAAGCGCAGAAAAGCGTGAGCCAAAGGAAACGACACAGGGCTACGCAAGTTATGAGGACTTCGATGACATATTCTAAAAGCATACTGCAGGACGATACGGACAGATGTATAATTTGTGGTAGGTACGGAACTGAAATACATCATGTATTCGGAGCATCAAACAGAAAATGGTCAACAAAATTCGGTCTGGTGGTAGGGTTGTGTTATGACCATCACAGAGGCAAATTCGGAGTGCATAACGGCAATAGGGAGTTAGACTTGAAATTGAAACGTATGGCACAGACAAAGTTCACAGACACGTATCAGAACGTTGATTTTCTCGCCGTATTCGGCAGAAACTATTTATTATGATTAATTGCTCAACTTAAACTTAAAAACGCGTTAAAACGAAAATTTAGGCGTTATGAAAGGAGTGTGAAATATGCAGGACTTGATAAACGACCTGCAGAAGTATTCTACGGAACTCGATATGAGCGTAAAACGGCTGCGTCGCAATGGTGAAGCACTGGCACAGGCTGAAAAAGACTACAAAGTCCTATTAAGGCAGGAAGTGTTGAAACTGCGTGATGAAGGAATGGCTGTCGGGATCATAGACAAAACCATCTATGGTGTGCCGAGTGTAGCCGAAGCAAGATTCAAGCGTGATGTTGCAGAGGCGATGTACAAAGCTAATCAGGAACATATCAATACAACGAAGTTACATCTTCGCATAATCGAGTCGCAGATATCGAGGGAGTGGAATAGCTAATGTCAGACGTTAAGTGGATAAAGATAACTACAGACATTTTCGATGATGAAAAGCTGTTACTTATCGAAACAATGCCCGATGCTGACGCAATAATCGTTATTTGGTTCAAGCTGTTGGTGCTCGCCGGGAAACAAAACAATCACGGAGTCATTATGATGAGCGATCGCATCGCATATACTGACGAAATGCTGGCGAGCATCTTCAGACGACCGCTATCTACCGTAAGGCTTGCGCTGGGTATTTTCGAACAGTACGGAATGATAGAAATCATCGAAGGTGTGATAACTATCCCGAACTGGGAAAAGCATCAGAGTCTGGATCAGTTAGAGCAAAGGCGTGAATACATGAAAAACTACATGAAGAAGAAGCGTCAAGAGCAGAAAAATCTGATAACAGGCGAATGTAAAGTTAACAGTAAAGTTAACGTTAACAGTGCAGATAAGAAGGAGAATAAGAATAAGAATAAGAAAGAGAATATATATACAGATATGCCTGACGAGTTGGTATCAGCTCTTAAGGATTTTGAGGATATGCGTAAACGTATCAAGTCACCTTTATCAGACAGAGCTAAACAGATGCTTCTGACAAAGCTGGACAAGCTCGCTGGTGACGATACGGAAAAGAAAATAGCGATCCTTGAGCAAAGTATATTCAATTCTTGGAAAGGAGTGTACGACGTTGACGATAGACGAAGCGATCAGAAACGCAGCAGGGTATCAGGAACAACTGGAACAGGCTCAAGCGGTGATAAAAGAACAGGAACAAGGCTCCCTTCCGTGGCGTCAGAGTTACTTGCTGATAAGTGAAGCAACAGCAATGCTGGACTACTATCAAGGTCACGAAGAAAACGGTGTACACGTACCGGGAATGATCCAGAAGCTGGCACACGAAGCGCAACGGCTCAAGGAAGCATCTAATCTCGGTGAACGGTTCAGTAACAGAACGTTCGGCAACTTCGACCCGCGCAGAGATCAGAACGCCTTTAACGTATGCCGTAACTACGCAAACGATGAGGAGATATTCAACAAGAAAAAGAATTCGCTTCTGATACTTGGTGGCGTAGGTAGCGGAAAAACACACCTTGCAGCTGCGATCAGCAACACACTCATAGACAGGGGAATCCCGGTATTGTTCAACACCTATTCGGAACACCTTGAGCGTATCCGTGAGGAGTACGACAAGACGGGACAGAAGAAGCACCTGTCAATGATGAAGAACACGCCGATGCTGGTGCTTGATGATATAGGCAAGGAACGCAAAAATTCGTGGACACAGCAGATATTATTCGACGTTGTTAATTATCGTTATGAGCATCTGCTTCCTATCATTATAACCACGAATTTCGACGCTGACGGGCTGGCGAATCATTGTGAACAAGCCGTATGGTCAAGACTCTATGAAATGAGTTCAGCCATAGAAACAGGCGGGGAGGACTACAGACAATGATCAAATTATCGACAGTCAGAGAAAAGTGCTTCGGAGAATTAGGTGACGGCTGTTCAGTAGTCAGAACGGAATATATTCAATGTGGTGCTCAATGCCCGTTCTATAAGCCTGTAGGCTGTGAGGACTGGGTACGTAAGGAGATAAAAGGCGAGGTGTGGCTCGTGCCACCAGAAGAATACTATGAAGTGTGATTATTGCGGAGAAGAATGTGAAGAATACGACCTCGAGCGCAGAATGTTCGCAAGAGGAAGAATCAAGTACATCTGCTACAAATGCCGATGCAAAGGTGAAATCGAACTACGAAAGCACAAGGTAGCAGAAATGGAACGTAAGAAGCTGATAGGAGATAAGTAAATGACGGTGAGGACTATCAAGACGAATCCGCGTGAAGCGGACGCAATATGCGGTAATACGTTGAGCGTGATATTCAGAAGCGAAAAGGAATATGTGAAGCCCGGTGATGTTATCCAGTTCCTGTGCATGAAGGAAAAGAAACCCGTGACGCACAAGATCAACAGCAAAGGCTATGTCGTAACACAAGTATATGACGCAATGACGGCACCGATCGTGAAAGGATATCAGGCTATAACATTCAGAGCTATTTAGTATGATGCGGGAGTGAGCAACCAACAAAATATTAAGAAAGGATAAATCCTTCGTTTTTTTCCACACACCTCATTCCCGGTCAGAAGATACAAACGCGGGTGGCGATGGCTGCCCGCAGATGTATCGGAAAGGAGTCAAATGAAATTAATAATTTTTTGTTTAAGCATAGCTTGCGTATGCAATTCGATAAACATTTATCTGATGCTGAAGCGTATCGAGAAGCTGGAAAGGAACGTGATACACCTTGAAGCTGACTTCATCGAAATGACGCATCGCAGGAGCATCGAGGACGTAGTAAAGGAGTATACCGATGAAATGTCTGATTGATAGATGTGAGCTGTTCAACAGGCTTGCAACGGTACAAGCTGAAGATGCTAACGACATGAAAGCGAAGATATACGCGATCATACAAAGTATGCCAGCTGTAGAACCGCAGACATTCGCAGCTGACGAAAAACAGTATTACAAGGTTGATTAGCTGATATCGGGAGCGGGCAGAACTTATATAATTATTCATTTCAACTTCATTATTAAAAATTAAAGAAAGGAGAATTCTTTCTTTATTCTTCGTTCAGTGTGTTCTTCGTTACTTGCCCGTTCCCGTTTCAGATAGAGCAAAGGGCAGACAGGAACTCAATGATTATCAAGAAAGGAAAAGATGATCTGAATTGCAATTAATTACTGTCTGCCCGCTCTTGGTCAGAAAGGAGTAAGTAATGAGTAACGGAGTGCTGTTCAAAGGCAACATGGAAGAGGGAAGTTACAAGCTGATAAAGACCACTGATGGTTGGGTGCTTGTTGGGAAGGATGTAGCTTTTGCAGGAAGTGATATTACAGATAGACCGCAAGGGGAGTGGAAGCCAAAAAACCACCACACGGATTATTGCAGTAATTGTGGCTTTGAAGAAACGCAATGGA